GGATCGCGTGACGGCTACAGCAGCCAGACGTCGAGCTGGCCGTTCCTTGATCCTGATGGCGTGCGGCGCGTCGTCGAGTTCGCAGGGATGGAGAACGAAGGCGACGAGGAGAAACAGCAGGGCGTCGACTACGATCATAAACTATATGACGAAGTGACGCAGATGCGCGAGTTTCAAGTGCGCTACACGATGGGCTGGGTCCGCACCGCGATCCCCGGCCAGCGCTGCCGCGTGTTCATGACGTTCAACCCGCCCACGACACCGGAGGGGCGCTGGGTCATCAAGTTCTTTGGCCCATGGCTCGACAAGAAACACCCCAACCCGGCGAAGGACGGCGAGCTGCGCTGGTTCGCGTCGATCGACGGCAACCCCGACTACGAGCTGCCGGTCGAGCGCAAGGGCGAACGCTTCGTCGTGGTAGGCGGCAGGCCGGTCTATGAGTTCGATCCGGCCGATTACCCGCCAGAGCAGATCGTCGAACCTAAGAGCCGCACCTTCATTCGCTCGCGGGTGACGGACAACCCCTATTACATGGCGACCGGCTACATCAGCCAGTTGCAAGGTCTCCCCGAACCATTGAGAACGCAGATGCTACACGGTGATTTCGACGCTGGCGTGGAAGACGCGGCGAACCAGCTTATCCCGACATCGTGGATCGAAGCGGCGATGGACCGATGGCAGCCGCGCGATGCCAAGGGCGAGATGGACAGCATGGGCGTCGACGCAGCGCGTGGCGGCAACATGGGTAGCACGCTCGGCGCTGTCGGCCGCGACAAGATGGTGATCGCGCGCCGGCACGGTAACTGGTTCGACAAGCTCGTGTCGATCAAGGGGGCCGACGTGCGATCAGGTTCTCTGGCCGCAGCCCAGATGTTGCGCTTCCTGCGCGACGGGGCACCGATCCACCTCGACGTCGCGGGCATCGGCACGTCGCCCTATGACGTGTTGTGCGAGAACAACATCCATGTCGTCGCCTTCAACAACGCGGCGGCGAGCCTCGGCATGGACAAGACGGGCTTGCTCAAGTTCGTGAACCTGCGCGCCGAGGTGTATTGGAAGTTCATGGAAGCGCTCGACCCGTCCAACCCCGACCCGGTGGCGCTGCCCGATGACAGCGAACTGCTCGCCGATTTGGCAGCGATCACCTACAAGATCACGTCGCGCGGCATCCAATTGGAGAGCAAGGATGAGATCAAGAAAAGGTTGATGCGGTCGACGGATAAGGGCGACGCGGTGGTGATGGCGAATGTGTCTACCCCGAAGCGTCGTTTGGTGGTAGGACCGCCTGTGCTACCGCCTGGTGTCGTGATCGGCACGCAGACGTGGGAACAACAGCGATTGAAGGAACTGGAAGGCCAATGAAGATGTACGACCACACCGGCGAGCGTTTTGAGAGGTTGTCCATAACCGGGCAAGCAGGCACTCGACGCGAGCAAAAGCTGTGGGCGTGGGTTTGCGATTGCGGTACGAAAGGCGCTTCTACAGGCACTGAACTGCGCCGTGGAGACGCGAAATCGTGCGGCTGTCTACGCAAAGAGCAATGCAGCGCCACAGGCAAGTCCAATGTGCGGCATGGGATGAAGCACACCCTGACCTGGCGGTCGTGGAAGAATATGAGGGGTCGATGCCAGCCAGAGCATGAGCGCGCTAAGGACTACGCCGAGCGCGGCATAGATATCTGCGAAAGCTGGGCATCATTCGAGCAGTTCTACGAAGATATGGGAGACCGGCCGGAAGGTATGTCTCTTGAGCGCATCGACAACGAGGCCGGGTACTCGCCTGGGAACTGCAAATGGGCTACCCCGGTGGAGCAGGCTAACAACCGCCGGTCGAACGTAGGATATGCAAATGTGTGCGCCTAAGACCCCTCGCGTTGAAAAGGTGCCGGTTCGGCAAGCTGGCGTGTTGCCCGATAACGGCGACGCGGGCATCGCCACGGCAAACCGCGAACGCCGTCGGCTGGGGCCATCGGCCATGATCTTCGCCGCATCGAACGGCACGCTCGGCGCACCGTCGACGACGAACACGCTGGGGGCTTGATATGCAAAATGGAATGGCGAAGCGGATAACGAAGGAAGAGTTTGATAGGCGCTGGCCCACGCCGCCCAATTGGACCCGGTGCCCTTCGACGCATTGCGAACGCGCGCAAGAGTGCCGTTCTCCTAGCGAGTGTTCGGGGACCGGCAAGAATGGCTGAACGCACGATCCGAGAGCAATGCGAGCAACGGCTGACGGGTATGCGCGCGGTGCGCAAGCCATTCGAGGCCGACTGGCAAGAGATTGCACGCCTCGCTTTGCCCGGCCGTAGCGACTTCCTGATGACGCGGCAGGCGACGCAGACGAAGCGCCGCGCGAACACCGCATCGCATGACAGCTTCGGCCGACGCGCCTCGCGCACCCTGGCTTACGGGATGCAGTCGGGCCTCTCGCCGTCGTCGATGCCGTGGTTCAAGCTGCGCACGACCGACCCCGAACTGACCGAGTTTCAGCCGGTCAAGGAATGGCTCGCGGTCGTGGAAGACCGCATCTACAAACTGTTCGCTGACATCGGCATCTACGACGCTTTCAAGATCGGCTATAGCGAGCTGGGCTGTTTTGGTGTTTCGGCGACAGTCATGGTCGAGCATCCCGAATATGATGCCGTCGCCCACCCGTTGACGGTCGGCGAGTATTGGCTGGCCGCCGATGACGGCCTGCGCGTCGACACGCTCTACCGCCAGTCGAACATGACGGTGGCCCAGGTTATGCAATCGTTCGCGCAGAGCCGGATTTCGGATAACGTGAAGCGGGCTTACGAGAAGGGCCACACCACGGCGATCGTCCCGGTGATGCACGCGATCGAGCGCAATCAGGACTATGACCCAACCAAGATGGACATGCGCGGCAAGCGCTATCGCTCGATTTGGTGGGAGCGCGATTGCGACAAGAAAGGCGGCACGCTGCGCGAGAGCGGGTACAACAGCAAGCCGTTTTGGGCACCGCGTTGGGAAACGGTAGGCGGCGACGTCTACAGCGATATGGCCCCCGGTTTCGACGCGCTGCCCGACCTGCGCGAGATGCAGCTCGCCGCCCGCCGCCGTGGGCGCGCTATGGACATGCTGGTCAAGCCGCCGATGAAGGCTCCCGTCAGCCTCGCCGCAACCCCGGTGTCGCTTGATCCTGGCTCGTTCACCTTCGCCAATGCGAGCGATATGGAGGGCTTGTCTCCGATCTTCCGCCCCGACTACCAGACGCTCAACGCCATCCGCGAGGCGCATAACGAAACCCGTAACGACGTCGGCGCGTGTTTCTACAACGACCTGTTCAGGGCCATCTCGGAGATGGAGGGCGTGCAGCCCCGCAACGATCTTGAGATGTCGCTGCGCAACGACGAGAAATACACGCAGCTCGGCCCGGTCGTGGACCGCGTGAACATCGAACAGCTCGAAGTGGCGGTCGATCGCGCCTTCGCGATCCTCGACGAGCGAGGCATGATCCCGCCCGCGCCACCAGATTTGAACGGTCGCGGCTTGGTCGTCGACTTCGTGTCGATGCTGGCCCAGGCCCAGCGCGCCAGCCAGAACACGGCGATCGAGCGCGCCGCCCGCTTCGTGGGGTTCGTCGCTGGACTGTTCCCCGATGCCGCTATCAAGTTCGACGCCGAGCAGGCGATCGACGAGTTCGCCAGTTCGACCGGCGTGCCGCCGAAGATCGTCCGCAGCGACGAGGTGGTCGCGCAGATGAAAGAGGCGATGCAGCAACAGCAGCAGATGGCCCAGATGGCGGCCATGGCCCAACCCATGCAGCAGGCCGCGCAAGCCGCCGAGCTGCTCTCACGTACCAACGTCGGCGGCGGCCAGTCTGCGCTTGGCCAGATCATGGGCCAGCCGACGTGAGTGCAGAATTGAAAGTTCTCGACTGCGAACCCCCAACCGGGGATGACGCTATCCAAAAGCTGGAACAGGCTTTGGAGGACGCGAAAGCGGGAAGGCTGGCAAGCATTGCTTTCGCTACGGTTTACCGGGATGGGTCTACCGGGTCGGGTTGGAGTGCCAGCCGAACGGTAGGCACGTTGCTGGGGGCTGTTACCGCCTTGCAAATGAAGTTGGCGCGGAGTTTGGCAGAGTGAAGACCAACAACCGCACCC